AACCCAGCTTTTCTTCAGTTATTTTTTTCATAATTTTCAGTTATATTTCGATTATTTGTTTTATCAAAAACAATAGAGTTTATTTCTGAATTAATTTTGCTGCGAGCGTCCCAAGAAACAAGATTACGAAAATTTCCAAGAGGGTTGGAATTGTCAAAACAGAGGCGAGAACCCGCAGCCGTAAACGTAAGCCAATGACCGAAGTAGTCATAACGAAAACCCGACAAACCCAGCATTTCTTCAGTTATTTTTTTCATAATTCTTTAAATTAATATTTTACGTAAATTCATATCTTTCATTATCTTTTACAACAATAGTTGTATCAAACGGAAAACCATTTTTGGGAACTTTATTAATTTGTTCCATTAAAACTGTTGAACCTGTGAATACAATTCTCTTTACTCCACTTCTCTCTATTTGAAGAGTTAAATAATTTGAATTTTCTCTTTTTTTAGATTTTTCTATTTTATAATCCAATACTTTAATTTCAATATTAAACAATTTTGAAATTTGAATTTTATCTCCTATAAAACCAGAAGATTTTGTAACTATTTTAAAATCTTTAAAATTATTTACCACTTGTCAAAAGTTTTTTTGTTAAATGATTGGCATCACAATGCTTTAGCCAACCTAAATAAGACGCTATAGATTTACTGTTTAAATTGGTTTTTATTTTTCTTGCAAAATTCTTTTTTATTTGTTTTCTTATTAGAATATGATCATGAAAAAATACATATCCAACAAAATCAACCCCACGAGACGCAACTGGAAAAACTTGGTAATTTTGTTTAACTTCTAATTTTAAATTATTTTGAAGATAACTCTTTATTTCAAATAATATTTTGTGTAAATATTGTTTGTCATCATTAAAAACAATCATATCGTCAGCATATCTAAAATAATATTTAACTTTTTTATTTTCTTTAATCCAATGATCAAAATAACTTAAATAAAAATTAGCAAAATATTGACTCAAATAATTTCCAATCGGCAATCCAACAGCGCTATCAATTATTTCATCCAGCAACTGCAATAAATCATTATCTTTAAATTTTCTTCTTAATAATTGTTTTAAAATTTCATGATTTATGTTTGGGTAAAATTTTTTTACATCTAATTTTAAACAATAAATTGTTCCATTTTTATCTTTTAATGTCTTTTTTAATTTTTTCAACAATGCATGAATACCTCTACCTTTAATACAACTATATGTATCTGCTGTAAACGTTGCGACAAAAATAGGTTCCAAAACGTTCATAATTGCGTGATGAACAATTCTGTCTGGATAATAAGGTAATCTAAAAATTTCACGTTCTTTGGGTTCAAAAATTTTAAAAACACTATATTTAGAAGTTTTATAATTTTTATTTTTTAACAAGTCATGCAATTTTAAAATATTGTGAGTTTTGTTTTTGTTGTGGATTCGCACTCCATATTGTTTAGATTTTCTTTTTTGTGCTTTTTCATCTGCAAGTTTCAAGTTTTCAACGCTTATTGTTTTTTCATACAAATTACCAACCCTTTTCATAACTCTGTTTTTAAAAGTCGTTTTCCAATTTATGTACCAACGCCTTTATTTTGTTTGTATTTTTTTGCATTGTTTGCATGGTTTACAGTATTTCTAAATTAACATAGGTGAGAGCTCGCATTCGTATTCGTATTCCAATTATCGTAGTTGTCATAACGAAAACCTGACAAACTCAGCTCATTATACTGTACAACCTTTTTTATATTAGTACAAATATTTTCTAAACACTTCCACAAATTGAGTTGCTGCATATTTTGCAAGTTCTTCTGATTTAAAACAGAGGCGAGAACCCGCATTCGTATACGTATTCCAATAACCGCAGTCGTCATAACGAAAACCCGACAAACCCTCGTTCATGATGAACCATGGATAATACTTATATTGACTGGAATCTTTCCAGTCAGCCTCCCAATCTTCATTTAACGCTTTACATATAAGTTTTAAAATTTCATAATTGAGCGTATCTTCTTCTAAATTTTGATATTTCACATAAAACTCAGAAGCTATGATGCCTTGATCTTTAAAAACATCTTCTATAGTTTTTATTCTCTCCATAACATTTTTTTGGAAAGTTTTTTTGTTTAACAAATCTTCAAGCATCGCTTTACCTTTTGTGTCGGCATTTTTGTGTGCTTTTATGGCATCACTTCTTTCGATTTCTATAAATTCTTTCATTTCTATTTTTTTGGTTTTTCTTTTATATACGCAAAAATACAAAAAAAGTTTGATAATTGCAAAAAAATTTACTTATATTTATGAAAAAGAAAATGCATAAGTTTGTGTAAGTTTCTTTGAACGGTGTATACAGTCCAATTTCTGTATATTATATTTTTTCTTTTGTAGGTATAATTAACTGAATATCCTCTTCAAAATTACCAACAGCGTCCAATCTTTGTCAATTTTCAATTAATCATACAAGGCACAAAGCTACCTCAATTATATTTATATTTGGAGTTTTCACAACATTGCCGTTTTTAAAACGTACTTTTGTTGCAGGTATATTTAACTGAATGTCTTCTTCGAAATTGCCAACAGCGTCCAATAACATTTGTGAAGTTACTTTAGTTACATCTTCTACAATTATGTGTACAAACAACATATCCTCATGACCATTGTTTTCAATTACTTCAATAGCATTTGTTGATTTTTTTAGTTTTTCTACAACTTCTGTGAATATTCTTTTCTTATTTTCCATGTTCCTTTTTACTTTAACTCTACATCATACAAGGCACAAAGCTACTTCAATTGTATCCGTGTTTGGAGTTCCCACAACACTGCCGTTTTTAAAATGCACTTTTGTTGTAGGTATAATTATCTGAACATCCTCTTCAAAATTGCCAACAGCATCTAATAACATTTGTGGAGTGACTTTGGATACATCTTCTACAATTACGTATATATGTAACATTTCATCGTGACCTTTGTTTTCAACTATTTTAATAGCATTTGTTGAATTTTTTAGCCTTTCTACAACTTCTGCGAATATTTTCTTCTTATTTTCCAATATATAAAGCGACTTCGATTGTGTCTGTATTTTTGGTTTTTTTGAAATTTCCCTCTTTTAGCTTTTGATGTAATTTCGTTTTAGGTATATTTATTTGAATATTTTTATCATGCTTAAGTATTGTCTCTGTCAATCCTACCATATCAATTGTAAATATATTTTCTACAATTATTTTTGCATATAGCATATCTTCAACACCACCTATTATGATATCAATAACATTTATTTGATTTTTAATATCTTCCAGTGCACTTGTGAATATTTTCTTTTTATTTTCCATAGTTACTTTTTATATATACGAAAAAAATTATAAAAGGTTACTTTGTAGGAAGTGTTATGAGCATGTTTATTCCAGTAGACACACTTTTAACTGCTACTTTTGCCTCTGTATAAGAAGTAGGGGTAGCTCCAAGAACTTCTAATTTTCCATGTTTAGGATGATTGATAATTTGCTTAATACCTCTCTTTACTTTAGCCAAATCAACCTTTACAATTTTATCTCTTTTAATATCAACCGTAGACAGTGAAGGTTTCACTTTATCTATATCGACAATAAGTTTTCCATATATATTAGAATTGAAATGAAAGTCACTTGCAACCTCTCTTGCTTGTAAATGTTCTCCTCCAATTACATATTTAGCATCGTCTGGAGAAGTTGAGAGCATTATAGTGATTAAAATATTGCTTTTCACAACCGCAGAATAACATTTTCCATGATATACTACTCCTTCATCGCTTGGCTTTAAGAAAACTTCTACATCATAAGCCTTATTATCTCTCTTTACACTTATACAACCTAATAAGACTCCGTATTTTTTATTTATTGGAAAGTCTTTATCTTGTAATTTTATAGCTCTTTCTCTTAATTGTTTTTTAATTCTTTCAATTATTACAGCTTTTATTTCATTTTCATCTTCACCATCTTTAAAAAAAGCAGGATCAATATTAATTTTTTCTATTCCATCAATTCTATCAGCTATTCTTTGATTATAATGAGGGTGTTTTATAGCTTCATCTAAATTATCTTCTTTATAAAATTCTTTTACCGTTCCTACAACTGAAAATGGTTTATCAACAGGTTTAAATCCATCACCATCCCACTCAATATTATTGCTATCCACAGGAAAATTATTAAATGCTATTGTTATATGTTGATTCTCTCTCCTAGAGAAATAATCACCCTCTACTCTTACCGCCATAGCATCATTAGAAAACCCTATTCCTGTAAGATTTAATTTAACTTGCTTATTTAAATCTTTATAACGTCTTAGAGGTTCAAGTCTTTCCCCTCCCATAACGGTCATATGATAATCATGAGATTTAAGATTATAATCAAGATACTTATCATATAGTCCCAATTTTTTTAATTCTTCTTCTATTTGCTTAATAAATCCTTCTTCATCATCCACAGATACACCAGTAAACAAAAGTTGTCTTTTATTTTCTTCAAACAAAACTTCTCTTATTGTTTTTCGAACTTCCGTTAAATCTTCTTTCCAAAAAGGCTCTGTATTTTTCAAGTCTTTTAAAAAAATAAATTCAAATCCAGCATATTCCATGTAATAACAAGGTTTACCCCTCAGCTTACTACGATAAAATCCATGTGTTGGATCATCTGTCATTTGTTCATGCCATTGTAATAATCCATCAGCATCCTTACAATTTTCTAAAAATTCTTCTCTTGATACCATTTCATTTCTTGATACCATTTCATTTTTAGCTTCTAAACCACCTATTTCTGCACAAAGTTTATCACAAACATTATAAAATTTATAATCTTTTTCCTCTTCTAAATTATCTTGATCTAAATATTCTTTCAACAATGTTTCTCTAACTTGTTTTCTCACTTCCATTAAAGTACCTTCCCCCCACTTTTCCAAAATTTTTATTACAGTTTCATTTTTTAATAGCTGCTTAAGATTAGTTATTTGACGTGTCACCTTATAACCACCTCCTCCGCCTGCCAACTGAGTATATTTTCTTCCTTTTGGAATTTTTGTCTGAACCTTATAAGCTACATAGTCTCCCACCATATACGCATAACCCTTTAAATTAGGTAATAACATTTCATAACCACCATTTTTAATCCAGTCTTTTTGTCTTTGGTTTAATTCCGTGTAGTGATAAGTTATAGTTTTAGTTTCAGATTCTTTCCACTCAAAACTCTCAAGCACTCTGCCTAACCATGTATCAACTTTTTCTATGGCATAAGAGAAGTCAGGTTCAAAACCAACAAATTGATTGTTTGGATATTCGTATGCTACTCTGAATATCAAAAATTTATTTGCGTCCTTAAGTTTGCTTAATGCGAATCCGCCTTTCATGATTTTGTTGAACAATATTTTCTATAAATATCAAAAAATAATGAAAACTAATCATATTTTTTAACTAAGGGGAACATTAACAAGTAAACTAAATAACAAACAAAGCTACTTGTGAACTACCCACCCACAGCAAAGCTGATGGGATGGGCTTCCACGCATCACGCACAGGCTAATGCCTCACGTTGAGATACGCTGGGCTTGTTCCTAAGCCCGAATGTTTTAATATTATTTGCTGCA